ACAATTGATTTTCCTATCGATGAAACGGAGTGGATTCACCGGCCGTATAGAGGTGACATTGTATCGATGCTCCGGTCTGGGCTGCAGGTATTACGTGACGGGCCGCTTGGTCCCCAATGGGTGGATATCTTCGATGATGCAGGAGGGAGACTGAACCGATGACGAACAAGAGGGGCCACAGGGCGTGGCCATCAGCGGCCGATGCCGAACTAGAGCGCAAGGCAAAATATCTCTATGATTCGGACGGTCGCAAACTTACGTGGTGGGGCTATGAGATCCAGCGTGACTGGCATCTCGACCGGCCGTCTATCCGCTGGCTCTATCGTGAGCTTGTGTTGAGAGAAGCGGCCATCGATCGCCATGCAGTATGCCGCGCTGGCGCCGATCCGATCATGGGAATGGAGCCAGAGTGATGGCGGAATTCAAGGCTGGAGATAAGGTGGTGTCGGTAAGAACCGGCGCCCGCGGCTGTGTCATTGCGACTGATATTAAGGGGGCCGGGGCTGATTTTTCTCTCGCTGTTGCCTTTGGTCATGGAAATTATGTTTATGATCCCCGAAATCTGCGCCATGCGGATAAGACTCATAAAATCGTCGTAACGCTATGGCGTGAACCCTATGGTGTAACCTGTCATATCGCCCTTGGCGATGGGAGTGCCGATGTGCAGTGTGCGAAGCACGACTCTGCGCTCGCCTGCAAGATCATCGAGACCGAAATAAAAGAAGGTGAATTTGGCTGAATGGAGGATAGGGAAATGAGGTCGTAAGAAGCATTGGCATAGCAAACCCCATAGTGAGTTAGTGTGTTGGATCGAGATCGGCCCCGGCCCCAATCCGGGGTCGATTCCAAGTGAGGACAAATGGCAAAGACAAGATACATGGTGACGACGCCGGATGGTGGCGTCGTCTGGGATGCGCTCACGGTGGCGCAGGCGGACGCGCTGGTGAAGATGGATCTGTATCCGGGCAAGATCGTCGAGATTTGGGCCTCAATTGCAGAACTGTGTGCTCCCGTCGCGCCCGAGGTTCCGCCGGCGCCGGACCAGACACCAGACCCGCCGCTCCCAGAGTCCCTCCAGGAGTTCGACGATGGAGCCTGATGAAATCCCCGACCCCGACGATCCGGACGTTAAGCGCGTCACGCATCTGATCGACATGTTCGCCAAAAAGATGACGGACCTGTCGGCGAAATACGTCGACCGCATCGGCGCATCCAATGTGGCCTACGGATACACGTCTCATGTGATGATGATGCTGCTGAATTCCGGCATGCCCCCTGACGAGGCTCTTCGCTACATGAAGGAAATGGTGCTCAACGCGATGGAGTATCATGCCAAGGTCCTGAGGGAGGAATCCGAGACACCGCCAGGTGAGAAATCGGATTCGATCCATTGACTTGCTGGCTCTGGCGTATCGCTCCACCGATCCTCTTCCTGGTGTTCTGGACTGGCGCCCGGGGTCCGAATAGCTTGCTCTTCCTTGCGATTGCCGTGTGGTTCGCGTATTGGACCGCCAGGATTGGCGCTCGCTAGTGAGTTTACCGCATGGATCTTCTCCCGTGGCGCAAACCGGGCTGGCCGCGCCTTAGACGGTTCCGCGACCGGCCCAATGGTGGCGTTGCTAACGGACCGTCTCGAGACTATCTCCTCGACAACGAGGAGAACATGCAAGCCTTCGACGAGCTTCCGGCCGCAGTACAGGAGATCTTGAGGATCGGGGGCACCGGCAACAAGCCGTGCCTTCTTAAGGCGCTTCTGGACTGTGGCAGTGAAACGGAGGGGGGTATGGTGAGGAAGCTGACAAAAGCCTACGGCCATGAGAAGATATAGCCATGACATGGCTTCAGAGAATCCGAGCGTATGCCCGGAAGATTTTCGGCATCGGTTCCCCGGTGACAGCGAGACCATATCTGCAGACGACTTCAGGGTCGCCGCTGCTCACGCATGGGAAAACGGTTGACCAGCCGATCCGCGCAGGGCAAGATATCAACTTCTAGCATGGTTCGTTTCCATCCACTTGAGGCCGCTGGTTCGGGAAAAGCCAGCGGCCTCTTTTTATTGACAGAACCGTTTCGTTGGGCGCATATTTCCATCTTCCTACAGGAGGAAACCATGAAGCCACAAGACATCGCGACGAACGATCTGGGCATCAAGCGTGCGCGCCTGGCCTTTCTGGCCAGCACCCTGCGGAATCTAAAGACGGATTTTCCGGACCACACCTGGGATTTCACCGCGGTTGAGCGCAACCGGGAATGCGGCACTTGCGGATGCGCCGCCGGCGTGGCCCAGATGCTATGGCCTGCGGCGTGGGACGCCCTCATGGACAACCCGTCGACTTCATACTATTGGGGGTGTATGGGCGAGATGCTCGGCATCTCGATGGACAGCGCGGAGTATATTTTCGCCAGCCGTGGAGACCACAGGGAATCGCGGGATGTGACACCCGAGGAGGTTGCCGACCGCATCGATGCGGTCATGGCGGCGGGCCTATGAGCAACAACGAACTGAGTGGCCTGATCCAGCGGATCCAGCGGCTTGAGAGCGAGCGCCGGGGCCTTGCTGACGATATCAAGGAAATCTATGCCGAGGCCAAGGAGAAAGGCTTCGACGTCAAGATCATCCGTAAGGTGATCGCACGCCAGAAGCTGACTGAGCACGAGCTACGCGAGGAAGCCCGGCTGATTGAAGAATACGAATCTGCCCTCGGTGCCCTACTCGATACTCCGTTAGGGCAGGCCGCGCATCCGTGAACCTGCCGGTTAGCAAGCAAGATGAAATTTTTGTCAGGGAGTTTGTGACGACGGGCGAGGAGCTCGTCGCGGCGATGCGTTCTGGCATCAAGATCGGCGACATGACCATGGTCGACGTCGCCAAGCAGACACTGCGACGGCCTGATATCCAGGCTGCCATCCGGCGGATGCGACGGGAGCTTGGGGTCAAGGTCAAGATCACCCAGGAAACGATTGCTTATGACCTGGAGGAAGTCTACCAGGGCGCCCTGGAGGCCAAAGACTGGCGCAGCTGTATTTCAGCCAAGGAGGGCCAGGCCAAGGTCCTGGGCCTGATGGTGACGAAGCTTGAGATCAAGGATCCGACCGATCCTGACGAGATGACAACCGCCCAGCTCGAGCGGTATATTCGCCAGCAGATCAGGATCGAAGGACCGATCATTGACGTTGGACCTGAAGATAGCCAGCCAGAACCTGCTTCAGAGAAAGCAGGCTGAGGACTCCTATTACGAGTTCGTCAAGCAGGCGTGGCCGGTAATCGAGGGAGGCAAGCCGTTCATTCCTGGCTGGCACATAGAGGCCGCCTGCCTCCATATGGAGGCCCTCTACCGCGGCGACATCCTCAACCTGCTGATGAACATGCCTCCCCGCATGTCCAAGTCTACGATCGTCTCGGTGATGTTTACGCCCTGGGTCTGGATCCACAACCCCAGTGCCCAATTCCTCTATACCTCGTATTCAGGAAAGTTGAGCCTCCGTGACAGCAGAAAATCGCGACAACTTATTGATAGCCCCTGGTACCAGCGGCGCTGGGGAACCGGGTTCCAACTTGTTGGTGATTCAAACACGAAGGAACGATTTGACAATGACAAAGGTGGTTATCGTGTTGCCACCTCGGTTGACGCCATGGCGACGGGTGAGGGTGGCGATTTCGTTATTGCGGATGATCCTAACCATACCAAGGACAAGTCCGAAGTGATGCTCGAAGCGACGACCGACTGGTGGTCTACCACCATGTCGACTCGCGTCAACGATTTCGTGAAGAGCCGCCGCATGATCGTCCAGCAGAGGACGGACGAACGTGACCTATCTGGCTTTCTTCTGGATGATCCGGACACGCCTTACGTCCATGTCATGCTGCCAATGGAATTCGAGGTGAAGCGCCGTTGCGTGACGGTTGCTCTGCCAGGAACCAAAGGGAAGCCATGGAGGGATCCCCGGACCAAAGAAGGTGAGCTCCTGTGTCCGGCCAGGATCGATCGGGAGCATCTGGACCGGCTCAAGAAGGAGATGCTCCGTGGGCCCGGTGGCACATATGCTATTGCTGGCCAACTCCAGCAGAGACCTGCGCCGGCGGAAGGCGGCTTGATCAAACGGGCCTATTTCAATATCTGGCGCCAGACGGCCTTTCCGAAGATGGAATATACGATTCTGTCGATGGACACTGGCCTCACGAAAGAGCAGACTTCGGCTGAATCTGTGGCTTTGACGCTGGGGGTCTTCAGGGATGAGAACAAAGTACCCAACATCATGCTCCTCTCCTGCTGGCATCAACGCGTTGAGTATCCTGAACTACGGGCGATGGCCCAGCGCTTGGCCAATGACTATCTTGATGATAGGGAGGAGCCCAGGAAGTCTCTTCACCCGAAGAAGCCCTCGCTTATCCTTATAGAAAATAAGGCCTCCGGAATCAGCCTGATACAAGATCTCAGGCGAGCGGGCGTCTTCGCCCAGGGGTTTGACCCAGCGAAACTGGGCGATAAATATCAGCGCGTTTGGCTAACGACCCCGATTCTGCAGGCTGGACGCCTCTGGGTCCCCGGTCGCGCGCCCGATTACAAGGAGCCGCGCCCCTGGTGCGAGTACGTGATTTCTCAGTGCATTACCTTCCCCAATGCTGCGCTGCGGGATGCGGTGGATGCTCTGAGCCAGGCGCTAAACCACTTAACCATGTGGGGCTTCGTATTCCACCCGGACGACCCCGTGCCGGAACAGAAGGTCCGTGAGTATGAGGACGAGAGCCAGGATGAGCCGAACTTTTATTAGGCCAGCATAGCTACCTCTTTACTACATCTTGGGGTTCCCGTATTGTGGGCTCCAAATGGCTGTGGCCCCAAGCATCCCTTCGCCTATCCAAAGGCCCAATGGCGCCCAGACCCATCTGGTCGACCCAGATGGGCTTGAGATCGACCTGAACGGGGATGGGGAGTCCGACGACTCCAAGGACATAAAAGAGAACGAAGACGGCTCGGTCGACATAGACATCGACCCGTCTGACGCGGCCGCAGAGCCCGGCGAGTACATCCAGACCAAAACCCATGGCGATAATCTGGCAGGATTGCTGCCGGAATCCGTCCTGACGTCGATCGGCCAGAGCCTCTGTGCCGCGATCGAGGAAGACATCAGGTCCCGGCGCGAGTGGGAATCTGGCCTCCAGATGGGCCTGAAATATCTCGGCACCCAGCCGGCGGAGATGCGGACGAAGCCCTTCAAGGGCGCTTCGGCGGCGTACGACAACATGATGCTGAAGGCCTTGATCCGCTTCCAGGCTACGGCATTTAAGGAGCTCCAGCCGGCCCAGGGCCCGGTCAAGACCCAGATTATTGGCTCCAGCGGTGTCCAGAACATGCAGAAGGCCACGCGCAAGCGGACCTATCTGAACTGGTATCTGACCCTCCAGGCGCCCGAATATCGCCCAGAATTCAAGAGCATGCTGTGGTGGGTCGGCCTCGAGGGTGGGGCTTTCAAGAAGATCTACTATGACGAGGTCGAGCGCCGCCCGGTCTCCCGCATGATCCGGGCCGTCGACATCATCGTCCCCTATGGCTCGACAGACGTCTTCACCGCCAAGCGGGTAACGCACCGCTTCACGATCTCCTCCCGCGAGGTCAAGCAGAAGCAGCTCGCCGGCGACTACCGGTCGACCGATGCCAATGGCCTGGCGCTCAAGCTGCAAGAGAAGGACCTGACCGACAAGGTCAATCAGACGCAGGTGGCCGAGGATATGGCCATCGGCATGACGCCGACCAAAGCGGATATTGACAAGGATTACCTGTTCTACGAGACCCAGGCCTTCATCGACATCCAACAGTCCCCCCATATGGAGCCGTCGACTGACGCTGACGGCAACCCTCTGATGGACGAGGACGGCAACCCATCCGACCCTGTGGCCACTGGCTTGCCGCTCCCGTACCGCGTGACGATGGACTCGATGAGCCAGACGGTCGTCTCGATCGTCCGGGACTGGGAGGAGAGCGATAGCACCTTCCAGCGCCAGACTAACCTGATCTACTTCCCATTCGTGCCCGGCATGGGCTTTTATGGTCTTGGTTTCGCGCACATCCTGGGCAATCCCGCGATGTCCGCGACGGCGCTGCGCAGACAAGTCACCGATGCCGCAACACTCGCAATGATGCCTTCTGGCGTGCGGGCAAAGGGTGCGCGCTTCGCCGACAATAACATCCAGGTTCAGCCGCTCGAGTTCCCAGAGGTAGATACGGGCGGCCAGCCGATCAGCAACTTCCTAATGCCATTCAGCTTCAAGGGCCCGGATCCGACGTCCCTGGCCCTCCTGCAGGAGACCTACAAGCAGGGCGAGGATCTGTCGTCGACGACGGAAATAGCTGTAGGGGAAGGACGTCAGGATGCGCCGGTCGGGACGATTATGGCGCTCCTCGAGGCGGCGACCAGGATCGAGACGTCCGTCGTGGCAGGATTGCACGACTCCCTGGGTATCGAACTCCGGATGCTCTCGCACCTTTTCGGCCAGGTCATCAAGCCGGGTGAGCCATATCCATTCGACTTCAATGGCCCGAACCAGCACGACATGAAGGGCGACTTCGCCAACAATGTCGACGTCGTTCCCGTCTCCGACCCCAATATTGCCAGCGGCACGCAGCGCCTAGTCCGCGCGCAGTTCGTTCAGCAGGCTGCCTTGCAGGCACCCCCGACAGTCAACCTGAACGCCCGTGTTGCCTACCAGCTCATGTTCATGGAGATGGGCTTCGACGACGAGATCATGTCGGCCCTGATGCCGCCGCCTCCCCAGCCGTCGCCCATGGATCCCCTGACCGAGAACCAGATGGCGCTGACTCAGAAGCCGATTACCACAGCGCCCTGGCAGGATCACGACTCGCATATCGCGGTTCACATGGCCTTGATGCAGTTGCCCAATATGGCGTCGCACATCCAGGAACATATGGGTCAAAAGATGCGGCAGCAGGTCGAAGCGATTCTGGGTCAGCCTCTACCGCAAGGACCGATGCCACCGCAGATCCAAAATCAGGTTGCGATGCTGACGGCCAAGGCGATGGCGGCGCTGAAGGCGCAGGCCCAGCCGCAGCCCGGCCAGCCGGGCGATCCGATGGTCGAGCAGGGCAACCAGGCGCTCCAGATCGAACTTGCGAGCATCCTGCAAAAGGCACAGAGCCAGCAGACCAGCGCCCAGACGCAGATCGCCGTCCAGGCGATGAAGAGTCAGGATGCAGCGAGTGACAGGGCCATTAAGTTGAAGGTGGCTGAGCTTAGGGCTACCGCGAACGAAGTGAGCCACGGCATACAAAATCCTAACCTAGGGGGAGGGCTGGAGTAAATGATGCCAGCAACTCGCAATAGAATGTCGGGTACTTCCGAGTACAAAAGATGGCACGGGATGATTAAAAGAACATCCGATCCGGCCAACAAAGATTTTAAGCACTACGGTGCACGGGGTATATCTGTTTGTGAAAGATGGCTCGACTTCTCCAACTTCATCTCTGACATGGGGATGTGTCCTCCGAAGCTAGAGTTAGATCGTATCGACAATGACGGAGATTACACGCCGGATAATTGTAGGTGGGCAAGTCGGACGGTTCAGTGCAGGAACACGAGGGCCAACAGGCTCATAACCTTTAATGGGGAGACGCTGCCCATGTCGGCTTGGGCTGAGCGCCTGGGGATCGCCAGAACTACAATTGAGCGGCGGCTCAATAGAGGGTTGCCGCTGCATTTTGTCCTATCAAAAGGAAAGCGCATAGACAGCCGTCACGCGCATGTGCGGGCAGCAATCAATTCCAACTCAGTTGCAGGAGTGTAGAAAATGGCCAAGGGTAACGGCGGCGATCTGATCGCCCAGTCCAAGAGTTCAAAATACTACGCACCGCAGCGTGCGAGCGCCGCGAAGCTTATTGATCCGGGCTTCCTCACGGAGCCTGCGGCCGCTTCCAAGCGTGAGCGCCCCAAGGGCGTGGAAGGCGCTGCCATCCAGGCGGGCAAGGGTGGTCGCCCGTTTGCGGCCGGCACCCAGGGTGCGGAGCCCCAGCGCTTCGCCAAGGGCGGGCGTGTCGCTCATGACGACGAGGCCCAGGATAAGGCCCTCTTCAGCAAGATGCTTGCCAAGGAAGAGAGGGGCGAGCCCAAGGAGAAGGCCTGCGGCGGCCGCATGGCCAAGGGCGGTCGTCCCAAGATGAATCTGCACCTCAAGGAGGGCGCCCTGCACAAGCAGATGGGCGTTCCCGAGGGCAAGAAGATCCCGGCCGGGCGCCTCGAGTCGGCCTCCAATTCCTCGAATCCCCTGACCCGGAAGCGCGCTCAGTTCGCCATCAATGCCAAGAAGTGGAAGCACAAGGACGGCGGCCCGATCAAGGCGCACGCCAAGAGCCCGGCTGAAGCCACCGATGGCTCTGCGGCCGAGACTGGCGTCATGAAGGGCCCCAGCAATCCGATGCAGAAGTACGCGAAGGGCGGCGATGTCAAGGAGAAGGCGAAGTCGGAAGCGAAGCCACGCAACAAAGTTGCTCGCAACCCGGTTCCTCCGGCACTTAATGCCCCTCCGCCGGCGCCGGCCATGCCGCCAGCCGCTCCGCCTATGGGGGCACCTCCTATGGGTGGTGCGCCCGGTTTCGCGGTCGGCGGCGTGGCGAAGATTCGGCACGGCGAGATGACCAAGGGCCAAAAGCAGACGCCTAACAAGCCGAGCGGGTGGAATGCCTACAAATAGGCGGAGGGTCATCACGGCAATTCAAATCGCTGAACTGGACCCGTGGGTCGCCGATGTTCTTATCGAGGAACTCATCCGCGCCGGTTGGAGCCGAGAATTTTGTCGGGATATATGGGTAGAGCCGGATGCCACTAGTCTCGAAAGCACAGCAGCGCCTGATGTACTCGCGGGCGAATAGCCCGCCGTCAAAGGAGCGCCGATACGGCAAGGGCCCATCGAGGGCCGTTGCTCAGGAATTCGTCAACGCCAGCCATGGACAGGATCTGTCCAAGCTGCCTGAGAGGGTGAAGAAGAAGTAATGAATTTACCAGAATATAGGGACCGCATTCTTGATCGACTTAACGACCAGATTGAACAGTCCATAGACGCGGCACTTAAGGTCCAGAGGGGGATTAGCCTGAGCGCCGAGACGATTGCCTTTGCCATCCTCGAGATCAATGCCTATCGGCGAGCGCTCGAGGCCGCGAGATCAATCGTTACGACTGAGTATCAGAAGATTGTGGCGCCCGACTCAATCCCGGGTGGGGCGAGTGAGGAGGAAGAAATACGTGAACTCTACAACTAGCAGTCCCTTGCCGCGGTATG